GGCAATTGCATTACGCTGTGACTCCTGTCCTGCCTTGTTTTCTATATGCCTGGTCAATCATGCCGACAATGTGTTTTTGATTCTTCATCAGGAATGCTGTGCCGCTTTGCGTATCAACCGCATTGATTTGGAATGTGACATGGAGCGGTGCACCACCACCCATCTCACGATTCGGAATTATTCTCCCTGCTGTATTGGGCCGGAACATTTCCTTGCCATGTTCACCCACGATGACAGACTGCCCTCCTTTGACTGTGCCACCGGCAGCAGCTTTCATAGACGGCTGGAATTGGAACCCTTGTGTGTTTAGTGATTGTAATCCGAGAGATGACCTGTCTATAGAAACCGAGCCTGGTGCTGCTGGTGCAATACCTGGAAAGATGGCCGTTATCGCTTTAAGCAACTGCATCTTGATAATCATCTGTATCAGTCCTGCAATAACTGACTTCGCAAAGTCCTTGAACGATGCTTTTCCGGTCATCAGCGCATTGGTCAAACCCACGCTAATATCATCAATGAACTTAGTCGTAAACTTCGCAGCTTGCCGCTCCAGATTGTCGAAGCCTTGAGTGAGTTTGCCGAGTTCGTTACCAAACTCACCGAAATTAAAATCCGGCAACAGACTCCATCCGTCATCACTCTTACTAGCATCCTTTACTTTATCGAGGGCTTCCTTAGTTCCCTCAAGCGCAGTAATTTGGGTATTCAGCGCGGTGATGTTTAGTAAAACATCTGTCTCCATTTTATCCAGGCCATCGGTGACTGTGCCGAGCGAAATACCAACCTTGTCCAAACCCTTACTGAGAAAATCATTCTGTACAACGAAGTCAACAATGGACCTGATTACTGCAATCACCCCCAGATTGAATTTCTCGATCAGAATCAGAATCTCCAAGAACATGACTTTAAGTGCCGTCATTGGAGATGAAACCAGCAACGTCATGGCATCATTCAAGTCTGTGATGGCCGGTGCGACAAAAGCAGTGATTTTTGTGGCAACACCTCCAACCGACTCACTCAACCTCCCCCATGAATCGTTCATGTCGGCAATCGCTTTCGCATTAGCGCCAGAAATAGTGCCACCGAGTTTGTCCAACTCTGATGATAGCTTGCTGACACCTTTGGCCCCATCTTCCATCGTCTGTAAGAGTGCAACACCCTCGCTATCAAATAGTTTCATCGCCAGGCGAACCTTGTCCGACTGATTGCCGACTTTCGAGAGTGCTTCGGCTAGGACCAGAAATTGATCGTCCAGTTTCATCCCTGCTAACTTGCGAGCATCAATCCCCAACTCACGCAATGCACCTTGAGCCTCGCCAGCACCGTGAGATGCCTCTGCGATTCTTCGGGTCATACGCTGCAATCCCATAGTCATGGTGTTGAAACTGACACCGGAAATCTTCGCAACATAACCGAGTTTAGATAATGCCTCAGTAGTTGTACCGAGCCGCACACTGAGTTTGTGCATCTTATCGACAGACTGAGCAATGTTCTTGCCGACTAATCCCCCGATAACCGCACCGACACCAGCCATCTGCGTTCTGATGCCACCAAATGAACGATTAAGACGGCCCATTTTACTTTCAACGCTTTTGAAAGCAGTCCGGGTATTGTCTTTCGCGTTGATGTGTAACTTGATGTCCTTACTTGCCATCGTCCTTACTCGCTTTGTGTTTTATATATATCCCCCACCCATAGAACTCGCGCAGGTTCATTTGCATAATCTCAGCGACCGTTTTGTGTAGATGCTCTGCAAGTTGGAATGCGAACATCACCTCTGGGTCGCTTATTAGTTTTTTTCAAGTTCCTCCACTGTCGGATCGGCTCGCCCAATTTCGGTAGCAATCCTTTCAAGAACATCGCAATTAACCTGTCTACAAAGTTCGTCAATTTGAACCTTGCGAAAAACCGGCCTGCCCTCATCATCCCACATATTATAGACAATGGTCAGCGCATAACTTTTGGCCTTTTGACCGCTTTCAGCAAGTTCGGTGATTTCGCATTTCTGCTGCAAAGTCATGGTCGGTCTTATGTAGAATGTAGTTTCCCATTCTTCGACATAAAACGACCTCGGTTTCTGAGCAAGCACTTTGCGCTGATGCGCTTTCGCTCGCTCCATTACGCTAAGGCCTGACGTTTTATCCGTCATCTATGCAACCGTCAAAGTCTGCAAATCATCACGGCCCTGGAATGAAAACGAGGCCTCGATGTTGCCATCAAATGTCGCATTCCGTGATTTCGTTGTGACCAGTGCTGGGCCTTTGTAATAAGTATCGCCTGTTGATGTTCCTGCCGGGTATAACTCCAGTTCAACATTACCATCCATGACTGACTGACCTGTTGCATCAGTTGGGTCCCACCAGCATTCAAATGATCCGGTCCATGCTTTAAATCCCGTCTTATAACTGCGCGTTGTCGCGCCCATTGCGGTATCCTCAACAGTCTCCTGTTCTTCGTCAATCGACCATGACCGAACCTCGGCAACAGCAACCACCGTTCCACCGGCATCGGCTGCTTTCACTATTCCATCGCGCCCACTATATGTAGCCATTTCGTTCTCCTAAATCGCCACAGTTGGCGTTTGCATTTTCGTAAAATATGTAATCAGAAAGGTCATCGTGACCACTCCAATCGGAACCTCACCATCGCCGGTGAAGTTAATCTCTGTTCCTGATAAATAACAGTCTCGCGCAAGTCCTCCCAGAGTTCGATCACTAGCCATTGCCGACTCAACCTCTGCCGATAACTTGTCCAGTTGATTATCAATGGTTGCTGATGATTTGATATAACCCTCAACGACAAGTGACAACGATCTGGCTAGAGTTTCACCCATGCCGTCACGTTCTGAATCTTCAGTGGTGGTATAAACCAACAGCGCTGGCATCTCTGCATCGGTCAACGGATAGATTCTCGACTTGAACACTCTCGTGCCTGCCGTCAATAAACCTGTCACCGCATCACCTGCTGCATCTCTGATCTGGTGGCGAATATGGTCAGGCATCTTGCAACTCCAAAACCAACTCGACCATTCCAGTGCCATCCGGCCTGACTGTCACAACATTGTATTTCTGACTGCTAATCGTGAACTTGTCACCGTGACCTGTGCCAACGATGTCGCTCGCTTTCGCAACCAGCAAAGACTGCCTTCCCTCCACCCCAACCGTTCCAGAATCAATCTCAAAATACTCGTTCTGGAAGATCACATTGACTGACCGCTCTGACAATCCTAACGGAGTGTAACTAGCTGCAATCGCGTGTTCAGTTGTCGCAAAGAACTGATCGAAATCTTCGTCAAACATTCTTCGACTTCTTCCGGGTCGAGCGTTTCTTCACGATCTCACCATCACGACTCTCTGGTGCAGACGATGCCGTTGCCGGAACCGCTTTGCCCATGCGAATCAATGTCAGTGCATCTTCTTCGGATAACTCAACAGTTTGCCCGGATTTCAGATCAAACCCACCGGCAGCCGTATTGCGTGTAATTGTAACTTTAGCCATATCGCTCCCTCCAATCAGAACCCCAGGCACAAGGCCCAGAGCATGATTGGTGCTGATGATGGTTATGCACCTTTAGCGAATGATTCAGCGTGTCTTACGCCAACATCCACAGCAAGGTGAATACCCAAGGTCAGAATACCAGTACTTGCGCTGCGTTCAGTTAGCACTTCAATCGCACCGAATTGACCGATGATTAGGTCAGACCAGTTGCCGAATATAATTGTGCTTGCAGGACAGTTTGTGGTTGTTGCCACTCTGTAGCCGTTCATTTCATTAGACTCAATGACGAATCGACCAGAACCTGCATCTTTAGCAGTCTGTTTCAAAGCGCCTGCCATTGATGGGGTGGTCACATAAGCGAGTGAGCCGGTTAGTGCATTGTCTTGTGATATTTGAGTTTCAATATCAACAATCTCCCCAAAAGTCGGAGCAGCAGCACTTGCTAAAGTCACAGAACCGATACCAGTGGCTTGTAATACGCCAGAGGGTTCGTTAGCACCACCACCGTTCAGTGCAACCGTATCGAGCGCATTGGCAACACCGTTCGTGATGTCTTGGCGAATGATATTCTCAACGCTTGGATCAGATTGAATCATCAGATTGCGCGTTATATCAACATAAGCTGCAATGTTCTTCGGTGAGAGTGTCACTTGTCTGAAAGTTGGTGCGCCTTCAGTCGGTGCTGCACCCTCTGCAACCCAATAGACATTTGTCTTAGCGTTCAATGCCGGAATAGCCACATTGCCCTGTAAGTTAGTCATCACTCTGGCACCCAACTGGCTGGTCACCATGTTGGCGCGAAGTGCGTCAATGAATGATGAACCCATATGGTCAGTACCCACGATGTTGCCGGAGTTGCTTGCTGCAAGATCACGACTCCATGCCATGTCGATCGGTAAGTAAAAGCCACCGTTTGATGGGCCGTGTCGTTGAGCAATCGTTTCGCTCACTTCACGCTCAAGACCAGCGCCCGACCAATCGCCAGAGGCTTGTGCTTGAATCGCTCGCATTAATGAATACTGCTCACGCTCTGTGCGTGACATATCCACTGAACGAACCGGTGCATCCGGCATTACTGTCGGCTGACGTTTCATTTCGTCCTTGGTGCGGTCAAGTGCAACCTTGTTAAAGTCATCAATCGGCATGCCATCCTCGATGGCCTTATCTGCGAGTTCACGCAAATACCCTGCATCTTTAGCCATTGCGTTGATGGTGCCAACGCGCGTTTTTTCCTCAGTGAGTGCGGCAGTTCTTGCCTCTAACTTCACTGCATCAATATCAATCGTTTGTTCAGTCATAACTGTTCCCTGTGTGTGAATTTGTGTTTCGTGATCGCCAACCAAGTCCCGTCCAATCCCAACAGAAGTGTCTGCCGGTACTGACACGATGGATACCTCATGAGGTTGCCAATCGGTTGCTCGATAAATCTCGGAATCCTTTTCACCCTCTACATTCATTTCGTGGATGCGATAACCAACAGAAATGTTGGTACGGATGCCGTCAATAACGTCTTGCCATATTTCTTCGGCTCGACTACTTTTGGAAAATCGAACAACGGCTGACCCTCGTCCATTTTCTATCGTTGCGTTTTCTACGCGACCAATCTGGTCAGTCAAATCGTGATCTAATAGCAGCGGTGCGCCCCCGTTCATCCGGTCCAGACGAACACTGCCCGGCTGGTGGTCTAAGACCTCCTGGCCGAACCATCTTTCAACTGGTTCTTCGGATGAAAAAGATAAGCGAACAGTTCTGCTATCAGCATCAATCGCCGATCTGTCCAAATCAAATATTCTGTTCAAATCACCTGTTTTAATCTTCGTCATCAGGCGTGTCCTCCTTTTCGGTAATCGGTTGTAGTCCATACTGAGC